GTTTTTGACGACTTCGTTTAATACATACTTGAGAATATGGGTATATTCGTTTAGGGCTTTGGCGCGGCGACGATACTCTTTACGCACTTTCTTGGGCAGCGTCTTCCAGTGTTTTTCGCATATATCACGCCCTTCGTATGTATACTCTGCGGGTTTAGTACACGGCTTTCCGCTCTTCTTTAAAACTTCGCACTGAGGCATTTTATAAAATAAGATTCCTGACTCTAAATAGAAATGAATAACGTCGCGAGGCAAAATTGGCGTGGAGATGCGCACCGAACTCCCGCAAGATATTTAGTACAAGGAAAAGAATATACACTTGAAGGACCATTTTCCCCTAAACCTGGTCGTGAAGCAAGTTTACCCATTTTATCATTACTTTGGAGTAAACCCCACGTCTTTATCGGTTATGATACATTAGCAGGACCTCTAGCTCGCAGCAATGCCGGTCCCTCTCCTCGTCGTTATCCGGTAATGGAAGTCCGTTTATTAAAATTTATGCTTCGTGCGGATGAAATCCCATATATGGCTTATCTACCACCAAATGTACAAGCAACTCAGATGATTACGATTGATTCAAGAGAATTCTCATCCGATACATATGGCGGTCTTAATCAAACATTCCTAAATTCAGATGCACTATTTCAAAATGTTAAAGGAGTATTTAATAGTACTCGTATATCTGGAGAACCCGATGCGGGACCTTCAGGTATTATAGGTAGATATCTTGGTGTATATAGGGGTGGTAAAAACACACGCAAGGGTTCCCGACGAACCCGCAGACAGACACGCCGTCAGCATTAAGCAATTTGCCCATCATGATGGACTTTTGACTTCACAAAATCGGCAATCTCCTCACACATGGATCGGCACGGCTCCATACCACATCTTGTTAGAAGTACAGCCACCGGTGCCTTCCATTGTAGAAAAAAGGGCGAATAATTGTAAACGGTGTCCAAACCGTGGCAAATATCCTTCCCAATTTCCTGAATATCTAGCGCCGGCAAATGTGACTTTACATGAGTCGGTAGTTTGGTAAGCGTGCGCCGCATAAACTCCTCCGTCACCGCTACAAGCTTCTCTATTGCCTGCTTCGGAACATAGGGCATATATACTGTAATAAAGTGATATAGGGACGGGTGTATAGAATTTACGGTTGCGGTGGTATCAATCGCTTGTAACGCTTTGTTTAACGGCGCTGACGGAGGTGCTTCACGTAAATAAGTGCTCGTAGTCGTATAGAGTGTAAGAGCATAGACAGTAATTGTAAGACTGGATAGGATAGATGAGCACATATGAACATCGTGGAACATCGGTGTCAGAAAGCATAGGAATGAGGTAAAACGATTGGAGAGGCATGTCCGCTTTTTAGGGGACCCTTCAGTTGTCAGATTTGCTACGTGGCTGAAAAATTCCTCAGCGGTTGGCGTCACAAAGTCCGGGTGTTTCTGATTATATTGAATTCCTTTTATTTGAAATAGGAAGTCAATAGCATCTTTGAGGATCGTATCGTCCCCTTTTACGCCTAACTTTTTGGGAACACTTGACGACTTCTTCAAAGAGGGCATAAGATACCTTCTTATAGGTTTCTATAGATATTTATTTAAGCAGACACATATTTCACAATCGCCGTCATATCTTGTCGGACCACGGTCGTGAACGAAAGAATTCCGCCCGCGGGGGTATGGAGCATTAGGATTTGCTCCTCAGGTCCACGGTACGTATTGAAACGCCGCATAAAATCACCAACCGTCTCACCCATTGTTCCGACTAATTTGAGCGCCGTACCGTCGTGGAAACCCGCATACTTCATCCCACTATCACTTGGCTGAAGTGTGAGATTGACATACTTCTTAGGCGGTGTACTGAACCAATTGAAGAACATATTACTTATGTGGAGCGTGTTTGGTTTAAGTCTGGCGGGTGCTTATCCTCGTTGCCCAGCAAAGGGACCTGTAGCGGCTCAGGCACATAAATCGCTGTATGCTCTACCTGTCCGCAAATATCCGGTATATCAAAATCCTTAATTTTGTTAAACTTTTCAGCGCATTGGTTGCGAATATCTTTCGGAATTGTTGGATTTGTCTCCGATACTATATTAATATCCTGCTTAATATATTTCAAAAAATTTCCGCAATCTTTACGACCACTATACGGAATTGCTAATTGCTCTTCTATCTTACGCGTTATAATATCCCATTTTTCCGCCGATTGCTTATGATTTGTTGCTATCGTCGTCCAATTGAATTTATCCTGTATCATATTTACAATACCTACACCAATAGAGATACACCCAAAAATAATAGATGTTTTTGTCGCATCCGTTGTCACCGCTCCTACAATCAGATTTCCTATACCGCTCAATGAAATAACAATATTTGTTGTAATAGTCATTGTTAGAGCACGCTTACTATAACGCGAATACGCCTCCGTATGCATCCAATTAAAACATTTTGATTGATCGCACCAGTCTGCCATCATCTTATCCACTGTTCCATTCCACTGAAGTCCAGGCTGTGTCTCGGCTTCATTGGTTGACATCTTTTTTTCTAAAGAGGTGTGTTTTTATAATATCTATTCATATTTTGAATCGTTTTCTGATTCATTGGGGCGAACGGTTGTTTTGAAGACGGCTTATTAACATATTTATTCGCATAGACGGTAGTTAGTTTCCTATTTACCTTCTTTGTATTATTGCGCTTCTTGTTTTGGTTAGGCTTCTGATTCGGTTTCCGCGGATTTTCTATATTCATTTGAAAAATAAGATTGTTATTGTTGTTTCTACGGGTGGACATCCTTAATTTAATTGCCTATTTTTTTACAAACATAGAGACAATAGACCGCTGACCACTTACCGCCATCGCATCCGATTTGAGCAGAGCTCCAAACAGCAATTCCTCAGCAAGTTTCTCCCTTGCCGCCACCGGATCCTTCGCTTTCTTACAAGCCTCTAGATCGTGCGGCTTGACACCTGGCAACTTGGAGAGCTCTAGAGCGAACACTTGCGCAACCGGCTTTGCAATCTGATTCGTAATATAGTGTTTGTAATCGGGGCGGAGATTGTGCTCCTTGATGAAAGCCGGCGTTTCAATACGCTCACCTTGTAGGGTCGCTTTTGACTCAATATACACAAACGACATTCGCTCACTTGTAGACGGCTTATTGCCTGGGTCCCGCTCAGCAATCCGATCGGCGAGCACCTTATGTGCAATACGGGATGGATTCGCATAATCCGCTCTTAGCGATTTGGTAATCATCAACTTCGTCATTGGGAACTTGCCCGCCAAGAGGTCCCTTGCCGTCGTTTGGACAAAGTCAAACGCATCCTTCACTCCTGAGCTGCCAACAGGTCGGGTCGGATCTAGGATTCGCTCAATCGCCCCGCCATACACATACTTGACAATCGGCGCATTATCTCGGCGCTTCATCACGATGCCCATGCTCTTACGGTGGAAATCATCGGGGTTAAGTCCGTCCTCTGACATATCACCTACATACCGCTTCTTGGACAGGAGGCAGAACGTCCGAAAGATCTTATCAAACTCAAAGTCGTGCGGGGGCTTGAGACACGAGCTGACGAGTTTGCCCGATTCAATGGTGAGGTCCTTTGCCGCCTTGAGCGCCGCATCGCCCGTCAGGGGAACGCCGGTTGTAGGGTCTTTCGGTCGGAAGCGCAAGAAGATAGAATCGGTATCGCCATAGATACACTCGGCGTCGCAGCGCGGGTCCTTTCCGCCGCCATAAATAGTCTCAATCACCGCCTTCGCAAACATCAGCTGCTTACGACCATAGGCAGTCGTAGACGCCGCCAAAACCTGACGGCGAACCTTGAACGTCGCTGATCCCAACTGACCATACAATGAATTGGCAGTCAGCTTGTATGCCAACTGCTGCGCATCCAGTAGCGACTTCTTAAATTCATCCGTTTCCTTCTCCGCCTGCTTACGGCACTTCTTACGCGAAGAGAGAAGCATCTCCAAAATCCGAGGAATCGTACCCTGCGGCTTCTGGATATACCGCGCCACCCGCTTGCCGTCCTTAATCTTTACTGGATGCTTCCTTGTGTCCGTAGGATCAGGTCGCAAGATATCAAACTCAATGTTCACATAGGTTTGCCCTGGGATGTTGTCGTAGCGGTCCGATCCCTCGCGCAGCTCACGGAACGTCGTACCGTCATTATCGTAGTCCTTCACCCAAATGAGCGTATCGTGGCTAATGTTTTCCGAGATGATAGATGACGGATATAGAGAAGCGAAATCATCGGCGGTAATCGGATCGTTAATATAAATGCCCGTCTTTGGCTCCAAGACAATCGCGCCCTCAAAGGAATCGTCCTCCTGGTGCTCCTCAGACATTGGAAGTTCCTCGCCCTCTGCGTGTCGCGGTTGACTCGGCATCACCTCAATCAGCTGGTCCGCCTTTCGGCACTCCTTAAAGATAAGTGACTCAATCTTAATTCCCTGACCGCGCAGAAAGATAAAGGAGACCGGTACCGAACAAACATTCGCCATAGCCACCGAGTTGTTGAGAATCTCCAACTTATTGAACAGCTCCATCACCAGGTCGCAATCCTGTAAGCAGTAGCGCGCGACGATGCCGCGCTCCTGCGGCGTACCACGGTGGAAACGGAAGATATCCTTCGGCGAGACGTCGTCCTTCACCTGCGCCCAGCGCGTAGGGATACCACCGTTATCCTCTAGTTTTGCCTTGCCACCCTTGATTCGGATGGTAAGTTTGGTCGGCTCTACGGCGAGAACTTCCGCCTTCTCTACGATCCGATCGTTCTCATCATCCATCAGCGTAATGAATCTGCCGGCGACCGTGCCCTTCGTAGACTTGGTTGCCACGATGAATTCTTCGTCTTTGAGTTGGGCGAGCGACTTCACCCCACCGCTTACAAACGTTGCCGATACATTATCTAGACTGTACGAGTCCAGATTGTGATTACGGCGAATATAGGGAAGCAAATCAATCTGTAGCCGTCCTGGGCTGCTCATAAAGTGCAACGTATTATCACCCATTGCCGATGATGACAAGAACTTCTCTTCCAGCTTGGTAGGGCGGGATTTTAGAGAAGACAGCGGCGAAGTAATACGTGATGCCTCCTTCTCTCCCACCAATTCTACCAAGCGATCCCAAACATACTGGGAATCAAAACCAAAGATGTTGTAGCCGATGAGGATATCAGGGTCGGTTCTGCCCAACCACTGAAACCACGCCCGTAAGAGCGTCGCTTCATCTTCATAGGAGAAGACTTCAATCGGCACCATCTCACCAGGCGGTCTCACGGTGTTTTCATCTACCGAATTAAGCACCCAAACATGTTTACTGATCGGCTTCGTCTTACGATACAGTACAATACCAATCTGGATGATTTCATCGCCGGCAATAGGCGGAAAGGTACTTGTCATCAGTTTATCCAAGGAGAGGATTGCCTTATCGCGTGCATCAGCGTTCTCTGCCACCCTGAGTGCCGCCAGCGCATTCTTGAATTGCCCTTCACGTTTAGTCTCACCAATCGCCTTTGTGAGAGATTCAGCCGTCACAGGAAGATAATGCTTACGTGTATTAATATAAATCGGCGAAAGTTTACCTGGCTTATGATTCACTGCAGCTGCGAGTTGTTGGACCATCTCTTGGACAGTGATCGGAATGCCGGTTTCCTGAAACTCGCGGACAGGCTTTTTCCAATTCTTAATAGGAATCGGGAAATCACCGTGACTGGAATTACACTCAATATCCCACGATCCTACTAGGAATGGCGCCATTCCCGCATCGGCTGCAGATTGGACATCAGTCCACTCAGCGACCGCATATACTTTCACCTTAGC